TCGGCTTCATCTGTCACCACGACCGCGTCCCCGGGAGTCGTCTGCCACACCCCACCGACGAGCCACCGCCCCGTCGTGGGGTTGTAGATCCTGATGCTCCCGCTCCGCCCGGCGCCGGGCTTGATGTACCCGTCGACCCGCAGCCACTCACCCGAGCGCACCTCGACCAGGTAGTAGCCGGCGCCCACGCCGGTCGCCCCGGCGTTGCATCGGAACCCGTAGGTGCCCGCACCTCCCCGACCGCCACCCACCGGCGTACGCCCGAAGGTGCCGGGCGACACGCTGGCGTCCGTCCACTCCGCACCGAGGGCGGTCTCCGCCCCGGGGTTGATCTTGACGAGGTTGTTCCGGTCCTGCAGGTAGCTGTCCGCCACGAGCGAGCCCCACGCGAACGGCCACGGAGAGTCGTCGCTCGCCTTGTCCGCCGGGTAGTTGGAGCTCGCCGCGGGGCTGACCGTCACGGTCCCTCGAGGAATCAGGTTCATCAGCTCGCCGGCTCGGAAGCGGAAGCTCACTTGCAGTGCCTCCTGCCCCACGCGACGCACTCCTCGGCGGAGAAGACCCTGGGCTTGGTCTCGACGACGCGCAGGTGGCCGTCCAGGCAGTTCTGGGAACCGGGCATGACCCCGAGCGTGAGCAGCTGGTCCGCAGCAGCGAACCCGCCGAATGCGCCCGGCGAGCCCTTCACGCCATCCGCGATGATGTCGAACGTGTCTGCCGCCAGATCCTCGGCCGCGGAGTCTCCAGCGTAGCGCACGGCGATGAAGTGGTAGGACCCATCCTGGAAGCTCGTCAGCGGGAAGCCAGCCGACGAACCAGAGCCCCCGCCAGCCCACGCCTCCCACGTCTCCGTGCTGGGATCCCAGTAGGCGAAGATGTCGTCCGCCGCCGTCTCGGCGTGGAAGGCCCCGTGGGTCTGCGTCGGGTTGCGCCCGGCAGTGGTGAGCGGCTTGTAGGCCACGAGGATCGTCCCCCGGGTTGGGAAGACGACGGGGTGGTCCGCGGCCGCCGAGATCGCCGGACGACGGTACGGGCGATAGAGCGCCGACGTGGAGCCGAGTATCGGTGACGTGCCGGCGTACCCAGGGCACGCGAAGCCGCCCTCGGCCTGCACGCAGTAGAGCCGGTTCTTCCGCGAGCCGGCGCCGCCCGTGTCCTGGAAGACGAGGTCGGTGTGGTTCGTGGTCGAGGTCTGGTGGAGGATGGGCTTCGATGTGAACCGGGCGATCGTGCCGGCGCCGCTCTCCGGCAGCAGGTTGTCGAAGGGCGCGGCTTGCCAGGCCCCCGTGGTGTCGTTCCAGTAGTAGCCGTCGAAGGCCCGCTGTCGTCTCCACTTCAGGATGGCGCCCGCGTCGTCACGGTGCCACAGGGAGAAGGTCTGCTCGTCGCTGACGGAGTACGTCTGCGAGATGCTCTTGACCACCGTCGGCGTGGGGTCCTGCTCGAGGACCATGTTGAGCTGGGTCACTCGGGCCGTTGCCCAGAAGATGCCCTCCGTCGTCTCCGTCGTCGGGGTCAGCCCGCTCCCGCCGTTCGAGGGATTCCAGTTCGCCGTGCCGCCCACGAAGAACGGGTTGAGCACCGTCTGGTGTGCGTTCCGCTCGACGAGCAGCCCCTCGGGCTCCACGCCCCATTGGTCCGGGAACACCGTGTCGACCAGGCCATCAGCTGCCCGGCGCAGATAGCGGAGGGGGATGAACGGGCTGGACACCGGGTAGCCCGCCAGGTCGTGGAACCAGGCATCCGGCGGGAGCATGATCGTCGGCCCGTCGTTCCAGGGCGACGGGGCCTGCGGAGGATCGAAGCGCAGGTAGCAGCCGCAGTCTCGCTCGCGGGTGTCCAGGGCGCGAACGGCGAGCTCCTTCTTGTCGCCGTCCAGCACGAGCCTCGAGATCCGCAGCTCGGGGCGCTGGTCTTGATCGAGCCGGAGCGCGCCGGCCGCGCCGTTGCGGTGTGGGTAGCGATCGCACTGCACCGCGACGCGATCCCCGATGGACAGGTCCAGCAGGTCGAGACGAGGGGTCACGATCACCGGCGCCCTGGGCACCTGCACGATGGACCTGGCCCGACGGCTTCCGAAGCGTCGAGCGGTCTCGATGGCGTCGCCCCGGTTCCCCCAGCCCGACTTGAAGTAGGCGAAGATCGTCTCGCCGTTCTCGTCCGTATCAGCGTTGGACCGAATGAAGAGCTCGCCGATCGATGCGTTGCAGTACTTCGGTGACGACTGCCAGTTCCGCCCGAGGAGCAAGTTGCCGGCGAGGCCCGTGGACGCTCCGCTCAATACGGACTCCACGTTCCCGCGGAAGTCGTCCACGGCGATCTTGAGCGTCGTGCTGTTGTGCCAGACGGCGATCACGTACCAGACCCCCAGCTGGATCTGGATCCCTGGCGTCGGGAGCCACCCTCCGGAGTCTCGGTTGGCCGCGTACGCCCTGTAGTCCGACCCGGAGCCTCCGACGTTTCGGACGAAGAGACCGAGGCCGTGCCCGAGCGTTCCCTCTCGGCACCACAGGGCCTCGTTGTGCTGGATCGTCGACTCATCGGAGGTGATCGAGTGGAAACACGCGGCGCAGTAGATGGTCTTGTGCGTGGAGAAGAGCGTGGACAAGACCGGGCCGAGGGCGCCGTCTCCGGCGGCCCGCATGACGGGATAGGCCCAGCGCCCACGCTCGATGCGCTCGAAGCTCCCAGGGCCGGTCCCCTCCGCGGTGAAGGGGATCGACTTGCCGGTCCGCTCCGAGACCTTGAAGCCCTCCCAGGCGTTCCACCAGCCTTGCGTGGCGGCCGCTTCGTGGGCGAGCTTCGGGTCTAGGACGGGCATCGCTACCTCGCGCTCGCGTGGCCACCGGTGGACATCGTGTGCACCTCCTCTCCGGCCTGGTCGCCCGTCTCGTCGGTGATCGCAAGGACGGACTCCTGGCCGGTCTGGCTGTTCCCGTAGCGGACGGACACGCGCCGGGCGGACTTCCAGCCCTCGGCCCGGTGGAACGTGCTCGACGGTGACACTTGGGAGGAGATCAGGACCGGGCTCGACACGTACTCGTGTCTGTGGACGTCCTCGATCACTGCGGCCACCTTGCTCGCCCAGTTGAAGTGAACGCCGATGCCCCAGCAGCGCGCGAGGGTCTCCATCACCCACCAGCCGGTTGGGGCAGCCTGGAGGCTGTCCCCCGTGAAGAGCCAGGCGCCGACGGCGGGGGCCCCGTTGACCGCCTTCGCCAGTGCCGTTGCCACAGTGGCCCAGCTCGTCAGGTCGATCGGGGCGTTCGATCCGTCGCCCCAGACGTGGCCGGTGTGCTTGGTGTGGCAGAGGTTCGTCAGGATGAAGACGCCTTGCTCGGCCGGACCGGCGACCATGGCGCCCGAGCCGTCGCCGACGTTCTCCAGGCCGTGCACGTCGCACCGGACTTCGGCGCTGCCTGGGCTCGTGTTGAAGGTGATCCTCGTGTAGAGCAGGCCGTCGCCGCCGGTCGGGTGGTCGATGTCGTAGTGCGTGCCCCCGCCTGTCATCAGCGACGCGCCCTGGAAGACGCGATCGACGGACGGCAGCCAGCCGAAGAAGACGTACTCGGTCGGGCTGACCCGGCGAGGAGCCACGGCCCCGCGGAGCTTCCCGGCGCTGGCGTCCCACAGGCCTAGGCAGATGGGGATCAGCTTGCCGTAGTCCTCTGGATTGGCATCCGGCCAGGCGAGCTCCGTCAGGGGCACACCGATTCGGTGGTTCAGCCAGCCGGCGCCCGCGTCGATCTTCAGTCGGTACGACTGCCCAGGCATACCCTGCCAGCCCGGGACGAGCACGCCCGAGTGGAGCTCGAGCCAATCCGCGCGAGGCACGCGCGGGGAGCCGAACCACGACGTGAGGACGCTCCCCGCGAGCGGCTCCCCTCGGGCGTCCATCGTGGAGAAGAACCTGTCGGCGTCGATGATCGTGACCGTCTTGGGCTCACGCGCCACGCTGAAGGAGCGGAAGTCGGCCCCGATGGAGTACTGCCCGACCTGGCTGAGGATCGGGAGGAGCCACCCCTCAGACTCGCTGGCCACCGGTTGCTCCGGACCCCACCATTGCGTGCCGCTCGGGAGGGTCGCCGAGATCGCCACGAAGACCTGGCGGTCCGTCCGGGCGCATTCGGCGAGCATCGCGGGGCTGAGGTTCCCGGCCATCAGCGCTCCCCCGTGGCGATCCAGTCGGCGAGAGCGCGCGACTCAGGCCCGCCGCCGACGACCCGTCGCACTGTGTTGCGCGCGACCTCCTGGCCGTCGAGCTGGCTCACGACCGTGATCTCGATCGGCGTCCCGGGGGCGGCTCCACCGATGGCCCCGCGAATGAGGTCCGGCAGACGGTCGAGCGGAGCAACGACCTCCGGGCCCGACTCACCCACGATCGCCGCGAGCCTCGAGGAGACGATCCCGCCGTCGCCCAAGCGCGGCATATCCGGGATCTGGATCTCCGGCCGGCCTCCGCCGGCGCCGATCGCACCGATCGCCTTGCCCATGTCCTCGAGGGCAGGGGCCACGCCACCCTGGAGCTCCACGAGCTGCCACAACGCAGGCGCGACATCGCTCTTGATCGAGTCGGCCATCTCGGCCGTCTTGTCGGCCCTCAGGGCAAGCCCCGAGTCCCCGAGGATGTCCTGGAGCTCCGGGGCGAGCTCCAGGCCGAAGTCTGCCGCCTGGCCTTGGAGCTGGGCGAGGAGCGGACCAATGAGCTCCTGCGCCGCCCCCGCGCTCATGCCGCCCTCGACGAGGCGCTCATACTGCGTGGCCGCTTGCCGCTGCAGGGCCTCGAAGGCCTTCGGGTCGAGGACGTCGGCCTTGTCGAGACCGCGCGCGATGCTCTGTAGAGCGTCGATCCCGCCGACCTGGTCGGCCCTTTCCTGAAGCGCGGCGACCTGGGTGTCGCGCTCTTCCTGCGTGATGTCGCCGCGCTTGAGGGCCTCGTCGAGCGCGGCGATCGCCGCGTCCGGCCTGGCGGCCGCCATGATCTCGGCGATCTTCGGACCGAGGATTCCGGAGATGTCGAAGCCGCCGGCCTGCGCCTGCTCCTGGAGCCGGGCCCAGGCGTCCCCCATCTGGGCAACGGCCGCGCCGACCCCCATCTCTTCGACGGTGGCGTTCCACGTCGTGGCGAAGAGCTGGGCCTGATCCGCCGCGTCCCGCTGGGTGAGGATCGGCGGCAGCTTGCCCAGCCCGGCCGTTGCCTCCGAGAGCCCGTCCCGGATGAGGGCCGTGATCTCCGGGATCTCGAGGCCCGCGGCCTTGGCTTCGCGGATCAGGGCGCGCAGCTCGTCGCGCGCGCCGGCCACGCCCGCTTCCGCCGCGTCGCCCAGGCTGGAGATCGTGCCGCCCAGGAGCTCGGTCCCGGTCGCGGCTGACATCTGGCCCGTACGCATCTGCTGGAAGACCAGGTCGGTCGCCTGCCCCAGAGCCTCAAGGGCACCGGGGACCTCACGGCTCACCTCGTCGAGCAGACCGTCGAACAGCTCCGCGATCTTTCGCCGGCCCTCCTCCCCGTAACGATCGGCGGTCTGGAAGAAGAGCCCGATGTCCCCGGACATCTCTGCCAGAGTCTTGCCCTGATCCTTGGCGACGTCGGCGAGGCCGAGGTAGTAGGCGTCCCAGAGGTTGTCCCCAGGCTGGAACTGGGACCAGAACTCGTCGCTGGCCACGAGGCCCATGGATGCCGCGTGATCGCGGACCATCTGCTCCGGGTCTGGCCCCCACAGCGACTCCGCCAAGTCCCAGCCCACCGTGAACGCACCAGCGACCCCGCCAACCCAGTTGCCCGAGGACATCTGGCCGATCGAGCTCATGACCCCGTCGGCCGCCCGGGCCACGGAGCCCAAAGCGCTGTCCCCGGCGATGCCCATCTGATCGAGGGCAGACGTGACCTCGTGCACAGCCCGGCTCAGGTTCTCGAACGTGACGGTCTGCTTCTTCGCCGAGTCGTCGAGGTCCATGCCGCGAGCGGCTGCCTCGGCCTGCGCCTGGCCGATGGCCTGGTAGAGGCCCGGGATGTCCTGGCCTCGGAGCGCGTTCAGTCGGCCGAGGTAGTTCTCCAGCTGCTCGCGGCTCAGGTTGGTCAGGCCACCGTTGGCCTCGAGGGCCGCGTTCAGGTCGGCGTAGTTCTGGACGGCCTGTTGCTGCGAGGTCCCGAGCAGCTCCTGGATCCGATGCGCCTCCGCGTCCGCCTTCGCCTTCGCCTGCGTGGCCTTGGCGGCCGCCTGGTCGGCCTTCCGCTTGTCCTCGGCTGCAACCGCCGCCTCGGCCGTGGCCTGGGCGGATACCTTCTGCTCCTGGGCGAGCGTCTCCAAGGCGGCAACGCGCGCGGAGTACTCCGCCTTCGTGATCCGTCCGGCCTTGAGCTCGGCGTCAGCTTGCGCCACGGCGGCCGCCGTCGCCAGGTCGATCTTCGCGATCTGCTGGTCCAACGTCGGGAGCATCCGGAGACGCTCCTCGTGGATCCGCTTGTTGATGTCCCTGAGCTTCGCCGCGGCCGCAGCCGCACGCTGGATCGCCGCATCGTCGGGCTTCGATCCGCCGCCGGTGCCGCCGGATCCACTCGCTCCCGGGGGCGGCGTCTCGGGCGCTTCCCATGTGAGGGGAGCGGCGAAGCTCCCATCCGGAAGCTGCTTCCCCCCTCCCGTGAGCCGTCGGCCGGACGCATCGTAGATCCCGGTCCGCGGGCTCTTCCCCTTGAACTGCCGCGCGTACTCGGTGCCGGCCCCGAAGCCGCCGGTTGCGGCTCCCGCAACAGCCACCCGCCCGAGACTGGTCAGGATGTTGACGGCGCTACGGATCTCGGGGAGCGCTCCGAGGAGCTGGGCCGTCAGGCGGCCCAGGGCCTGGGCGATGTCGTCGATCGCCTCGGCCGCCTCGGGCGACGTCGTGATTCCAGCAACGAGCGTGGCCTTGAAGGTCTGCCACGACTGGTCGAGGGCGTGCATCTGCCGGCCGAGCTCGTCGTTCGCCGCCAGGACCTCGCCATTGATCACCGCTCCGTACTCGTGCGCCTCCTTCCTGAGCCCGTCGAAGTCGCTCCGGATCAGCTTCAGTACGGACAGCTCCTCGGACATCAGGGCCGTCTTGATCGCGGATTGCTTCCCCTCATCCCCGACGGCCCGGATGGCACGCAGGACCGTCTCGAACTGCTGCTCCGGCCGCATCTTGCGGACGTCGTCGAACGACAAGCCCAGATCGGCGACGGCCTTCCGCGTGAGCGTCGAGCCCTCGGCGATCTTGCGCGTCATGTCGCCGATCGCCTTCGAGACCTGAGGGCCTTGCATGCCGACCTTACTGCCGGCGTACACCCACTCTTGGACGGCATCCGTCCCCATCCCCGTCTCGAGAGACATCTCCGAGATGGACGTCGAGAGCTCGACCGACTCTCGGCTCCACGCGACGAGCGTGCCGATCAGTTTGCCGACCCCGGCCGTGAGGACGGCGACTCCGGCCGCGGCCGCCAGGCCTGCGGGGCCGAGGGCTGACAACCCAGCGCCGAACGGCCCAAGCGACTGGGCCGAGCTCGAGAGGCTCAGCTTCAGGTTGTCGATTGCCTGAGTCGTGGGCGCCACCTTGCCGGGAGCAGGGATCAGGGCCTGGAGGGCCTTCGGCGCCTTGCCGCCCTGAGCCTGGAGCCCTTTGATCTGATTCCGCAGACGCTCAAGGTTGACCTCCGTGAGCTTGGAGGCGCCGCCCATCTTCTGGACCGCGAGGGCGAGCTCCTGGAGGCGACCAGTGGCCTTGTTGCCGGAGAGGTCCTGGGTGATGGACTTGATCCGGCGCTGGAGGGATTCGAAGGAGCGCTCCGAGGCCTTCGAGTCGCGGGCCCCCTTGCCGAACGCCTCGGCGGCCTCCTTGCCGGCCTTCTTCGCATCCTGGGCAGCCGCGGCCAGGTCCGCCTGCAGCTTCTTGCGGTCGGCTCCCAGCTCGAGCTTCGGGCGCCCAAAGACGTCGTCAGCCATGAGGCCTCCCACTCGCGCGCTCGCCCGCGACCCGCAGCCGCACTCTCATGCGCATCTCGTCAAACTCCCGGCTCTGCCGCTCGACCTCCGGCGCCAGCGCGGGGCGCGGGTCGTGACGGTGGAGCCGCTCGAGCGCCGCATCGAGGTCAGGCCGTCTCGTCGCCCCCCAGACGGCCTGGGCGTTCCATGTGGCGCCCATGGTCGCGCCGAAGTAGGCCACCTCGATCGCGTCACGATGCCGCCTCCCGTAGGCCCGGACGCAGCGGACGACGCCTCCGGGCGTTGACCTGAAGAACTCCTCCGCAGTTAGGCCGGCGACGAGGGCGTCTTCGATGAGCGCGTCCCAGTCCCAGGGCTTGATCTCCCCGCCGGCCTTCCTTTTGGGGCGCGTCCTCCCGCGTCGAAGCACGCAACGAGAGCGAGCAGCCATGGTTTCGGCCGAAGGCCTGCGGTACCAAGCCGGCCCATGATGTCGCCCACGCCTTCCAGGGTGAGGCCCTTCACGGACTCGCGCATGGCCTGGTACAGAATGGCCCGTTGCTCCTTGAGGGTTGCCACGCCGTTCAGCCAGCGCTTCCAGAGCGCGTCCTCGCCGAACTCGTCCGTCAGGTCGATGATGCCGTTGATGGTGAGGCGCAGCGTGTACGCCTCACCATCCGACACGACAAGGGCCACCTGGCCCCGGATGTCCTCGGCCATCGGTTCGGCCCTAGATGGAAGTCGTGGCGCCGGCCACGCGCAGGACGATCCCGATCTGGAGCACGCCGTCGAGCGGAGCCATCTTCTTGACCTGCTTCACGTACGCGGGGAAGATGTCCCCTTCACCGTTGCTGTAGACGGCCTTGAAGTTGCGGGTATCGCCGCTCGCCTCGTCCGCAAAGAGCAGGGTCGTGATCGGATCGGTCGCGTCCCAGTTCTTCTGGATCGTGAACTCGTTCGGGTTGCGCCAGGTCCGCTTGAACTCCCGCACCATCCCGGGGCTGTTCGAGTGGGAGACGTCCTTCTCCTCGGCCACCATCTGCGGGCCATCACCGAAGTCGGTGATCTCGAGGATCTCGTCCCAGCCGCCGGCGTCGTTCTGGCGGTAATACGCGGTGCCCCACGCAACGACTGCTTTCGTGGCTACTTCCGTCATGCCATCCTCCGTTCTCTTCTATCCGCCCTCGACCCCGTCCTACCTCGTAGGCTCTCTACGAGGACGTGCCGATGATGACGATGTCGTAGCTGGCCGCGGCGCCGGCCGCGTTCTCCACCTGGACGACATCGCCGGTCCCGGCCGTCACGGCGTAGCCGGCCAGCGTCGGGTCGACGATGACGAAGACCCCGCCCGGCTTCAGCGTGACGGTGTCGGAGGGGTCGTCCAGGATAGGAACGCCATTGGCGTCGCCGAACAGCGTCAGGTTCGTAGTGTTGTCCGGCGAGGCATGGATGATCAGGGCCTTGACCTTGGCGGGCGCGAAGGCGTTGCCCAGAGCATCGAGCAGCCCGCCCCCGGCGAGGTCCAGGTCTTCGGTAGCGCCGTCCGCCAGGGTGCGCTGGTCCGAGAAGATGACGTCGGCCTGGTTGGCCGCGACGCCGTTCGCGAGGTTCTTGGTGATCGTCTGGTCGAGCGGGGCCGCTGCGGTGACGAGGTCAAGGATCGAGGACAACTTGGCGTTGACCTGGACCCGAATGCGGGTGCTGAGGCTTGTGCTCATTCTGCTACTCCTCTCCGTGGACGAGAAAGTCCATCGTTACGCGGTAGGACCCCACCTCGTCCTCGTGGAGGTCCTGCTCACTGTCTGGGGCCAGTTTCGCGACCTGCACGCCGAGCGATAGGTCGCGCCACCCGTTGAGGGCATTGCGCACGGCATCGGCCAGGGCGCGGGCCGCGTCGTACGTCTCCGCATAGCAGTCCAACTGAATGCGCACACGGCGAAGGCCGCTGGGGCCGTTGGACGTGAACTGCTCTCCCTGGCTGATCCTGGTGTAGGCCAGGGCCGGGAGCATGGGAGCCTGCGGGAGCACAAGGGGATAGATCCGCGATCCCAGCAAGGCCGCTGTGGCGGCCTCGGTTCGGAGCCTCGTGACGACAGCCGTGGTGAGCGTCATGAGAAGCTCACCCGCTTCTTCAGCGCCGCCACGAACCGGGGCAGGAACTGCGGCAGATGGGCGTCGAGGGACGGGCGGAACCAGGGCTTCGCCGGGATGCCGCGGGACGGGATGCCCAACGCCAGCCACCGGGCCACGTGCGCACGCGCCTTCTTGCCTCGAGCCTTCACGCCCACGACCACCACGGGGCCCTCGTCGCTGGAGTAGGCGAGATCGACGCGCACGCCCTGAGCGGCGGTCCGGCCGGTTGAGTACGGGCCCTGCGCGGCCGCCTCAAGGGCGGTTTGGCAGTCGTCGCGGAAGGGCTTCACCGCCTCGACGAGGGAGTCACCCACGGCGCCGACCGTGACCTTGGAGTAGAGCCGCTCGAAGTCGGCCTCGAGGCCGCGGGCATCGAAAGTCGCCGAGATCATGCGGCCGCCTCCGCCCTGGCCGTGGCCACGAGGTCCAGTGCCTCCCTCCGCTCCAGGGCTGGCAGCACGGCCGTGATGTCGTACGTCCTGCCGTCCCTCAGGTCCTTGAGCCGCTGTTTGGTGGTCACGCCCTCGCGGTAGCGGATCCGGAAGACGCAGTCGACCTTGGCCACGGTCTGCTGGGCCGTGAAGAGCTCCCGCCCGCGCGGGTCGATCCGCTCGGCCCAGACCTTGGCCACGGGGAGCCACTCGAGGAGCCGCTGCCCGCTCGGGGTCTGCCCCTGCTCGATCTCCGCCAGGAGCTCCACGCGCCGATCCATGCGGCCCGCAGCCAGGCTCACGCTGCCTCCAGGCGTTCGCGGTCTCGCACGCCGAATAGCAGGGTCTTCGCGGCGAGGGGAACCTTCGCGACGATCGTGCCCGTGACGGTCTCCTCCCGGTGCTTGTAGAGCTCACCGACCACGAGCAGGATCGCCGTCTTGAACAGACCAGGGACCTCCGCGGGCGTGCCGTAGCCACAGAGAAACGTGACGCGCACGGCGTCGGGCACGTCGCGCGTGCTCGGGTAGGTCTCGCCGTACGCCGGGTAGATCCGACCTCTTGGGGCGTCCTCCGGGTACGTCCCGCTGGGTGCCGGGTCAGGCGCGACAACCTGGTACTTCGAGGCCTCCCAGGTCTGGAGCTGGCCGTCGACGTCGACGTATTGGATGGCCGTGACCTCGCGCAATGGGGGCAGCGGGAGGACGATCGGCCTCGATCCCGCCGGGAACGCCGCAAGGCCGAGGCGCCAGGTGGCCGTCACGAGCTGTCGCTTCGTGTAGCCCTCGGGGCCACTCAAGACCGAGCGCGCCGCTCCGATGCGCGCCTCGACGAACTCGTCCTCATCGTTGGAGACCACGTCGAGTCTGAGCGCCTGTTTGGCCTCGAGGACTGTGACCGGCTCCTCGGTAGGCGCCACGACGGGGCTCAGCGTCATCGCGCGCGGTTGGCCTCCCCGCTCCCGTCGCCCGCGTCGCCGTCACCCTCTGCCGGCTCGGCTGCCTGTCGCGGCTTCCCGCGGCCTGGTCGCTGCCGGGCCGTAGCGGCACGCGGCCTGCTCCTCGCCCCCGGCTCGTCCACCTCTTCGGCGAACCCACCGGAGACGAGCGCCTTGCCGTGGGCCGCGGCCACCTCCACGACCTCGCCCGCCTCGGCGCAGAAGTCCGGCCCACTCGCGATCGTCCTCATGCGAACCTTCATCGTTCCGTCCCTCCGCTATGGCCCCGGGACCTGGCCCCGGGGCCGTTCCAGCGTTTCCCGGTAGACCTCTACGCGGTGCCCTCGTCGGGCGAGGCGTGGACCTCCGCACCGATGACCGTCGCGTCCTGCACCACCGGGAGCTTCCGGACCCCGAAGAGCTCGACGATCAGGAAGTCGACGACAGCGTTCTGCGTGCCGCGGTCGACAACGTGATCGACGTAGCGTTCCTGGGGCCGGTAGATCTCGCTGATGACGATCATGTTGTCCTGGTCGTCCGCGACCGCTTGCCCGCTGCCCTCCAGGTCGGCCCCGTCGCTCATGTCCGACTGCGCTCCCTGGCGGACCTTGATGGACGTGACCGCGCCCGCGGTGATGGCGCCGAAGCCGCAGACGAAACGGACGCCTTCGAATCCCGCGGTGTCGACCGGCTCCGACGTGAGATCGGTCGTGCCCGCGGCGCCGTTGTAGTTGGTGCCGTCGACCTTGAGGCGCTTCGTGACGACCTTCTGCGTCAGGATCTCTCCCATTGCCTTCCACCTCTCCTGTAGCGGCGGGACCCTGCGGCCCCGCCGCAATCCTCATCGCCCGGCCAGCCCCTCAGGCCGCGCCCAGCTTCAGACGAACGAAGGCCTCGGGGAGCACGGGGGCTCCGTCCGCCTCCATGCGCCCGAGGAAGCCCGTCTTGTTCGCCTCCGCGTAGAGCTGGTCGAGGACCTGCACCGTCATGTCGAGCGCGATCGCGATCGTGTAGCCAGCCTTGAAGTCGCCCAGGATGCCCACGTACTGGTTGGCGGTGAACGTCGCGGGGACGTACTCGGACACGAGGAACGGGATGTCCAGGATGCGATCGCCCTGGCCCGTCGAGAGACCGGGGACCCAGATGTACTGGCCGTCGTCCGTCTTGGCCTTGCGGATCTGCTTCACGGCCGTCCGGGAGAGCATCCAGCGCGCGTTGCGCCAGTAGGGCGCCTTGAGCGCGTACTTGGCCTCGATCATGCCGTCGCCGGTGAGCTCTGTGGCCGTGTTGCCAGTGGAGACGTCGCGGGTCGTCGGGATGCCGTCGGCACTCGGGACGAAGACTCCCAGGGGCCGGCGAACGCCGTTCCCGGTCAGACAGCCCTTCTCGAAGGCGATTCCAAACTTGTACGCCAGCCGACCGTTGACCAACGCTCCCGCTCCGCCGGCCGTACGCCGGAGCAGGGTGTTCGACACCTTCGCGCGCTTCGCCAGCGGGTGCGGCCGCAGCTCACGCCGACCGAGGTCGATATCCGTGTCGGTTCCGGTCTTGAGCTCCGCCGTCCACTCCGGATCGTCCGGGTCGGAGTCCAGCGTGCCGATGCCGAGGCTCTCCGCCATAACGAGGCGCTCGACGTTCGCCAGCCCGAGCATGAAGGTCTCGTCGTCGACGGCCTTCAGGAGCCCCTCGACCATCACCTGGGGCATGACCAGCCCGCCGCCCTTGACGAACAGGCCGACCTGCATCGTCTCTGCACGCAGCTCGAGCTGCTGCTGCAGGCGGGCCCGCATCTCGCCGACACCGAGCTGCCCGCGAAGGTACTCGTCGTAGATGTCGACGTAGGCCTGGCAGCTGTTCAGCGAGCGGATCACGTTCGTGGCCGACCCGGCTCCGGCGCCGTCGCCCGGGTTCGGGCGGGTCCGGCCACCAGCGCTGGCGCTCACGTCCTGGTCCAGCTCGGCGAGCCGAGCCCGGCGAGAGACCTCCTGCTCCTCGGTCTCGATCTCTGCCCGCAGCTTCTCCTGCTCAGCGTCGATCGCGTCCCACTTGGCGGATTCCTCCGCCGTCATGGAGCGCTTCTCCTCGTCCGCCTTCTTCTGCAGGGCCCGCATCTCCTCGACGAGCTGGCCCCGCTTCTGCCGCTTCTCTGTGATCGTCATCGCGACCCACCTCCAAGGGCGCTCGGCGGGGGTCGCAGAAACACGAAAGGCGCGAGCCCGCCGGCGCCAGATGTCTCTGGCACCTCGGGGCCTCGCGCCTTCGTCGGAAGGCTGGTAGCCTCCTGGCGCAACCACCGGATGAGCGTCGGCTCCCAGCCCCCGTGGGGCGTGGCTGCGCACCGTCTACGTTTCTAGTCTCCCACGTCTGTCAAGCGGACGACGCTACGACAGCTCCGCGAGACGCAGACGCCGGCGGCGCCGCTCCTGCGCGGACCGCGCCTCCTCCGTCTCGGCCTCCCACTCGCCCAGCGACCGGACGGCCAGCGTCGTTTCGGCGTAGGCGGGTTGATGAGTCGGTGACACGTCCCTCAGCCCCACGATCTCGTGAACCGTCCGGATCAGCGCTCCGTCCTCCCGGTGCCACGTGTCGCGAGCGCGTGCGAAAGCGAACGACACTCCGCGAACGGTCCCGCGTCGCGCGAGCACGACCAGGTCCTGCCCCTGGCTCGTGCCGGGCACGTCGAGCTCGAACGCCAGGCCGTGGGCGTCTTCCCGAAGACGTAGCGACCCATCCCTCGTACTCCCCAGCGGCATCGCCGATCCCGGGAAGCCACCGGCCACGCCGTGGTTGTAGAAGGCGAGGACCTCTTCGCCGGACACGAGCGCCGCGCGGAAGGACCCGGGCATCAGTCGCTCCCGGAAGCGCCTCCCCCCTGGTCCGATCTCCGCGCTCAGCGAGCCAAATACCGCCGCATACCCCCCGAGCACGGCAGTCTTCGTCTCGGAGCCATCGAGGAGCCGAAGCTCCGTCTCCATCGATCGACGTTCCAGTTCCACGTCACCCCCTCTCGTTCACGCGGCGGCCCGCGGCCGCAGCCGAGCCAGCGCCACCTCGACCTCGTTCCGGGCCGCTTCCCCCGCCGCAGACGTCGCCCACCGCTCCATCGCACCCGAGACCGACTCCGCCGGCATCTCCGGCGCGACGCGGATCGCGGCGTTCAGCTGGTCCAGGCCGCGGCGGCAGTGAGTCGCCGCGGCGGTGCGAGCCAGGTCGGCGGCGAGATCGCTCACCCCCGGGGCCTCGGCCCCCAGCATCGCTTCTCCTAGCGCCAGGACGAGCGGCTCGATCGCCGCCCGCACGTCCGCTTGGTGCTCCCGGTAGAACCCGGTTGCCGTCGCCTCGAAGGCCCGAAGCCCAGCCGAGTCGATCTTCCGTGCGGCCCGCGTGACAGCCGCCGCCTCCTTCCGCACCAGCCGGCCGAAGGCCTCCTCGAACACACGGACGAAGGCGGCTCTGAGCTTCCGGTCTGCCTTCTCGTCTTCTGCCTCCGTGTCGCCAGCTGGCGGTGCTCCCGCCGGAGGAGGCGGCGGGTTCGGTGGAAGCACGCGCCGTGGTTTCGTCGCCTCGGCCGCGTTCTCCATGTTCGCCGGAATCAGGTACACCCTGCCCTGGCCAGCGGGAAGCGGGTTCATCTCCTCCTTGCCCCGGACATCGTCGGCGGACAGCCAGCCCCAATTCCGCCCGACGGCATACGCCTTGTACCGGCTCTCGAGATCTCCACGGAGCAGGGCGTCGAGGTTGAACTTCGGGTAGTAGCGCCGACGCTCCGTGGCAGTCATCAGACAGCGCCGAATGGCTCGCTCCCACCGAACGGCTGTCGGACGCACGCAGTCGACCACGTACTCGATGCCCTGGTGCTCGATGTTGGAGAACGTGGCCCGCTCGAGATCCCCGATCTTGTGAGGCTTCATCCGGAAGATGGCCGCGATCTCCGACCGCTGGTACTTGCGCGACTCGAGGAACTGCGCGTGGTCGTTCTGCAGGCCAACCTGCTTCCACTTCAGGCCCTCCTCGAGGATGGCTGTTCGGTGGGCCTCAGAGAGCCCCGTGTGGCTCTTGAGGTACTCCTGCAGCCGGGTGTAGGCCTGGTCCGACAGCGCCGCGTCCGTCTCGAGCACCCCGCCCAGCTGCGCCCCGTTGCCGAAGAACGTCGCGCCGTGCTTCTCGAGCGCGATCGCCAGCCCGATCGCCTCTCGGTGGAGGTCCAACGGGGAAAGGCCCACGAGGCCGTCCGAGGAGATCCCGCGCAGGTGGAAAACCCGGTCGGGCAGCAGGTAGTCCCTGTTGCTGCCCCACTCGGACGTCTGCCCCTGCGGCAAC